AAAAGATCGTTGCCGAAGAATTTGAAGCAGATACTATTCAAATTAAAGTACACGATTCCAAGCCTGAAGTTTCGATAGCCACTTAAGCGCTGTCAAAAATCACACATTTCTGTAGGGATTCCTTGCACTAAACGCAAATCTGCGTTATAGATTAATTACTATACAATTATTTATAGAATGTAGACGAGTATAGTCGACGGCCTAGAGACTACATTCACAAACTAGGAGGATATAATTATGGCATCAACATTGTTTAGAGGCCCAGTATTAGTTGGGAAGAAAAACGAAGGTGGAAAAACTGGATTCAATATTACACAGAAGGATTCAAATTACACTGTCGTTATTTCTACTGATTCTGGAAAAACCTTTTTATCAAACACTACGGATGTAGTATTCACATTACCAGCAATTGCTATTGGAAATGTATATACATTTGTAAATACAGCAGGAGATGCTGGAAACAATTTGACTATTAGTCCCAATTCATCTGATGGTATTTTGTATTTAGGATCTTTGACAGATAACAAAGATGTTATTAATACTGCAAGTACATCAAAAGTTGGCGACTATGTGACCATTGCATCTCTGAACTCAACTGTTTTTTGGACAGTTGTAGATGTTCAAGGTGTTTGGGCTAAAGAGTCTTAATAGATAAACTGTGGGCTCCTTCGGGAGCTCACGACTAAGGAGATAAAATTATGGCATATCCAGTAGATGTAAAAGCAACACATCTTACAGCTTCCGGAGACGTATTCGCAGGACCCGCTAGGGTTTTGGGAATTTATTATTGTAGTGAGGGAGCATTAGGAACTATTGAAATTAGAGATGGGGGTTTAACTAGTACTGTTGTTGCTACATTCGACGTACCAATAGGATCAACGACTGCCGGAGAACCTGCAGTTTATCAAATCGATGTTCCAGGTAATGGAATCAGATGTGAGACCAGTGCTTATGCTAAACTTACCGGTGGAGTAGATAAAGTTACGGTATTTTACGGTTAGGAGGCTAAATGGCGACATCCTCAACAGTTGCATTTAACCCTTCGGTTTCTCAATGCATCGAAGAAGCTTACGAAAGATGTAATGTACAATTAACATCTGGGATGAGTTTAAGAACTGCTCTTTTTTCCCTTAATATTTTATTAAGTGAATGGGGAAACAGAGGAATTCATTTTTGGGAAGTAGCTAATAGCAGCCTTTACCTTACAGAATCTCAACGTCAATATGATATCTATTGGGATTCTACAATACGAGATTCTACCACTACCTATCCATCAACAACGGATGGTGCTTCGGCTTATGTTTATAATGCCACTGATATTTTAACCGCTTCTTATCGGAGTGGAACGGGAACCAGTCAAACTGATGTGACTCTCACTAAAATTGATAGAGCAACTTATGCCGCTCTCTCTAATAAAAATTCAGAAGGACAACCTTCTCAATTCTGGGTTCAAAGATTTATTGATAAAACAACTGTCACTCTCTACATAACTCCAGGCAGTTCACAAGCCGGTAAATATCTTAATCTTTATTATGTAAAAAGAATTTTTGATGCAGGGATTGCTCATCCAGATTCGCAAGCTTCGGATACTCTTTCAGCTTATTCCCGTACAGGAGATGTCCCTTACAGATTTTTTCCACCTTTAATTTCTGGATTAGCTTTTTATTTAAGTCAGAAAATTAATCCGGCTAGAACACAAGAATTTAAACTTCTTTACGAAGATGAATTGGCAAGAGCTCTTGCTGAAGACGGTTCAGCTTCCAGTACTTATGTAACCCCTCAATCTTATTATCCAGCGGGGTAGCTAATGACAGCAAGATTTTCACAAGGTAAATATTCTTTGGCAATTTCAGATCGGGATGGACAAGCTTATCCGTATACTGAAATGGTTAAAGAGTGGACAGGTGCGTGGGTCCATGTTTCTGAATTTGAACCTAAATCCCCTCAATTAGAATTGAAAGTAACAGGAGGAGATCCTCAAGCTTTACAACATCCTCGAAGTGCAAGAACAGAATTTGCAACGACAAGTTTATTACAATATAACCCTTTCTTTACGACTACGGCTGCCACAGCAGTTATTCGAGTTTTTCAACCGGGTCATGCACGTACATTAGGAAATACTTATCGATTTTATGGTCCCCCTACTTTTGCTGATGCATCTGGAAACGCACAATATAATGATTGTTATAATGTAGATGGGATTACAGGGGCTGAGATTTGTAAGGAAGCTGGACATGTTATTTCACAATATGGAAGTACCTATGATCAAACCTATAATAATTATCAGTTTACAGTGACATCAGGGACTGCTACAAATGGAAACACTCAAGGAGGAGGCGGGTCAATTTCGATTGGACCTGTAACTTTACAAGCATAATGGCTAACTTTACTTACGCAACTTTAACCACAGCAATTCAAAACTATACTGAAGTAGGAACCTCGGTTTTTACTTCTACCATCACGGATCAATTCATTGAGAACGCTGAAGAAAGAATTTTCAGGGATGTTAATATTGATGCTTATCGTTATTTTGCTACTGCAGCTTTAGTTGTGGGACAGACGACTTACAACACTCCTACATCCGGATTAATTACAAGAGCCCTTAAACTAACAGACAGTTCTAGTAATATGTGGTATTTACAAAAAGTGGATCAAACCATGTTAGATGAATATAGTCAGGATAAATCTACTACGGCTGCCTATGCAAAACCTAGATATTTTGCCATGTATGATGGAGGATCCGGTACTACACCTGGATACTGGAAAATAGCTCCTGCTCCTGATGTGGCTTATACCGTTGAATCTGAATATATAAAAATGCCATCGGGTTTAGACTCTAGCGACCCAACAAGTACTTTTATTAGTAAGAATTTTGGAAACGGCCTTCTTTATGCTTGCCTCGTTGAAGCTTTTGGATTTTTAAAAGGTCCAATGGATATGTTGACATACTATGAGCAACGGTATAAACAAGAAGTAGATAAATTCGGTCTTGAACAAATTGGAAGACGTAGAAGAGGAGACTCTGAATACTCCATCAACGACAGACGCGGGTTTAACTAAATAGGAGATCTTATGGCGGTTACAACAGCAGTATGTAATACATTTAAAACAGAAGTTTTAAAAGGCGAACATGACTTTGCGGTCAGTCAAGATAAATTTAAAATTGCTTTATACTTAACAGGAGCAACGATAAATAAATCGACTACTTCTTATGGCACAACTCAGGAATCTTCTGGAACAGCTTATACAGCTGGAGGAAAACTTTTAGCTATTGCTAGTCAATTGGTTACATTAGAAACTGATACAGCGTGTGTTGATTTTGGAAATGTTTCTTGGCAAACAGCAACGATTACAGCTAAGGGCGCCGTTATTTATAACACTTCGAGTTCTACAACTCGGAAAGCGGTTTGTGTTTTAAATTTTGGTGGTAATAAAACTTCTACAGCTGGAACATTCACAGTTCAATTCCCTGCGGTTACGGACACACAAGCTATCTTAAGAATAGCCTAAGGAGGTAACCTCCCATGGCAAATTCTTGGGGTGAATCCGGCACTTCCTGGGGTCTAGGACTTTGGGGAGAACAAAGCGATACTACAGTTACACTTACAGGTATAGGACTTACTTCTTCTTCTGGAGAAGTATCAGCTTATAATGAATCAGGATGGGGTCGAACCACTTGGGGCGATCTTGACTGGGGCGTTGATTACGATCAAACTACTGTTGAGGTTACAGGCACAAGTGTTACTTCCTCTGCAGGAGATGCTATCGCTTATAATCATTCAGGTTGGGGACGTTTATCCTGGAATGACTATAGTTGGGGCACTGATGTTCAGAATGTAACTTTTAGTGTTACAGGCATTGGACTTACTTCTTCCCTTGGTGATGAAACCGCAACCGGAACAATTGAAGAAGGTTGGGGTCGAGGATCCTGGGGTAATAGAGTTTGGGGCGGCGCATATACTGCTGCTGTTACAGGAGTTCAGGCAACTGCATCGATAGGAGATACGACTGTTGTTGCTGAAGCAAATGTAAGTCCGACAGGAACTTCTGCTACTGGAAGCATTGGAGATGCTTCTGTTGTTGCTGAAGCAACCTTTGCTGTTACCGGAACATCTGCAACAAGTTCTGCTGGTAGTGTCAGTATTTTAGAAAACGAAATTGTTATTCCAACAGGAGTATCAGCAACCTCTACAGCTGGACAGCTTCTTGTTGTAGGACCGGGAGTAGTTACTCTTACAGGCATAGGCATGACGGCCTCTTTAGGAGACGAAACCGTTACCGCAGATGCTCCTGTAGCAGTAACCGGAATTGGTTTAACAGCCACTGCTCAAGGCTCAGCTTTTGCTTGGGCTCCAGTAGATAAAGGAGATACAGTTACATGGACTACTGTAGATAAAGCCGCA